TATGTACTACGTGCTGATATCGATTTAGCAAGTTTAGTTGGTACAACAAGTCGTCCAAGTGGCGCACCTGATAACGGAACATACTGGTTAGATACCACATCTAGTACATGGGGTATATACGAGTTCAATGCTTCTACTGGTCAATTCGAATTATACACTCCTATTGTTATCAGTGATTCGGCTCAATTGTCAGGCCAAGTACCTTCAAATTCTATTGGTAATATCGGAGATTATGCAGTAAATGCAATACCTATTCCATTCAGTGCACCAAATGTATATGGTCAATATTTTTACAAAACCTCAGATAATGTTTGGGTAACAGTTGGTTCTACTGAATGGTGTAACGATTGGCCTGCAATTCAGGGCACAACATCAAATCCTACATTAACAGCGGGTAATACAATTACAATAAGTGTTAATGGTAACTTTTCATTTACCGTAGCAGTTCCTGCAGGTCCTAATAATACTGTAGCCGGTCTTGCAACTGCAATTAATAACTTAGGATATACATATGTTAGCGCAGAGGCTATTTCAGGTAAGCTAGTTATATATTCTTCACAGCCAGCACCCGCAAATACTAATAGACCTTATCTAAGAGTTGTTAGTGGTACAGGTACATTATTAGGTGATTTAGGATTAACAGCTGGTTATTATTATCAGCCGGTTCTAGCATTTGGTACAGCGGCACAAATGCCATTATGGAGTGCAAGTCAATCACAGCCAGCACCAACTGGTTCAGTATGGATTAAAGTTGGAAGTTCTGGTAACGGTTTAGTTCCAGTTGTATCAGAATATTCATCGTTAACACAGTCATGGACAGCATTATCAACTTCTTTGGCTACTGCTGATTGGACAGTTGATGTTACCTTAGATGCAACAGGTGGACAAGCAATCCCAGCAGGCTCTGTCTATGCACAATATGGCTTTGATGGTGGTTTCAATCAAGGACCTGTGTATTTATGGGAACGTTTAGCTACAGGCCCTACAGTAATCACAGGCACAACTACAGGTTGGACATTATCTGGCCTTGTTGAAAGTCCAACTACAATGGGAATCAAAGTAAGTATACCAGGTTCGTCTTCACTTAGTAACTATTACAACATGACTATCCAAGATGGTATGACACCTACACAGTTTGTAACGTCATGGGCGGCGGCAGGTGCCCCTTATACTACATGTGCAGTTACAACTGACGGTGGAATTCAAATAACACACACTGCTGGCGGTGAGATTTTATTATTTGACCAAATTTTAACTGGTGTAAATCAAGGTATACCTAGCGGTGTATTATCACAGATTGGTATTGTAAAGGGTACAACAACTGGAGTAAAATATGGTGTTTCACGTGAACAAAGTTTCTCAATTACTCCAGATAGTACTAGTGGTACAGGCGATAATGCTGTTATTACTATAGCTCCAATATATGGTAAATATAACTTAATTGGCACCGGTGTATCTGTTGGTGGTACAGGTTATGCAGTTGGTGACACACTAACATTCTTAGGTACTCAATTGGGTGGAACAAGTCCTGCAAATGATTTAGTATGTGTTGTTACTGCTGTAACAGGTGGTGTTATTGATGCAGTTACATATGTGAGCGGAAATCCTTTACCGCAACAATATGCAACACAATTAAGCAATTGGGTTCCGTTAACATATACTGCTAACGAAGGTGCTCCAGTAGCATTACCAACAGATAAAACAAACTGGTTCTATTCAGTTGTTGACGAAGTTGATATCATGGTTAACTACAATGGAGCCTGGAAAGGTTATCGTAACTTAAATTACGATAGTTCAGGTTTCCCATCAGCTACCGGTAGTAACACCACTGATCCAAATGGTCCTATTGTTTCTCCATCTGAGCCAACTACACAAAGTGATGGTACAGATTTAGCATATGGTGATATTTGGATTGACACAAGCGATATAGAATTATATCCATTAATCAATCGTTGGCAATCAGTGAGCGGCTCAAATACATGGGTAAGACTAGATAATTCTGCATCAAATAGTTCTGCAGGTGTATTATTTGCTGATGCACGTTGGGGTACTTCAGGAAATATCAACCCAGTTGATGATCCTATCCCAACAATCACTAGCATGTTAACAAGTAACTATGTTGACTTAGACGCACCGGAAACAAGTCTATATCCAAATGGTGTATTATTGTTTAATACACGCCGTTCAGGATATGTTGTAAAACAATTTACAACAAATTATTTCACAAGTGCTAACTATCCTAGTGCAGGTACATATAACCCGGCTGCACCAACTAACATTAATAACTTACCAGAGTTCAGTTATACGTGGGTAACAGTAAGCGGTAATCAAACAGACGGTGCACCTTGGATGGGTAGATATGCTCAACGTAACATGGTTGTTCAATCATTAAGTAGTGTTGTTGATACGAATACAGATATTCGTGACGAAGACAATTTCTTTAACTTGATTGCATGTCCATATTATGAAGAACTACAACCTAACATGGTTGTTCTAAATGCAGACCGTGGTGATACAGGTTATATTCTTGGTGATACCCCAATGGGATTAAGAGCAAATGCAACAGCAATTCAAGCATGGGCTACTAACGCCGCAGGCGCTCCAAGAACTGATGAAGAAGGTTGTGTAACACGTAATACTTACTTGGGTCTATTCTATCCAAGTGGATTGACTACTGACTTACAAGGTAACTTGGTTGCAGTACCCCCAAGTCACATGATGTTGCGTACATTCTTAAGAAATGACAATATCAGTTATCCATGGTTAGCGGCTGCAGGTACACGCCGTGGTATTATTGATAACGCTACAAATATTGGTTACTTAGATAGAACAACAGGTGATTTCATCACTACTAAGACTAATATTGGCATACGTGATACATTGTATGTTAACTTTATTAATCCATTAGTGTTCTTCACTGGTGTTGGATTATTAAACTTCGGTAACAAGACAAGTTACAATTCATCAAGCGCATTAGATAGAACTAACGTTGCACGACTAATTGCTTATGTACGTAGACAATTAACATTGGCAGCAAGACCGTTCATATTTGAACCTAACGATGCATTGACACGTAATCAAATTGCAGGTGTCGTTCAAACATTGATGGTAGATTTAGTTGCTAAACGTGGTATCTATGACTATCTAGTTGTATGTGATGAAAGTAATAATACACCAGCCAGAATCGACAGAAATGAATTATGGATTGACGTTGCACTTGAACCAGTTAAGGCAGCAGAATTCATCTACATTCCAGTTAGAGTTCTAAACACAGGTGAGATAGCATCATTATAATAAACTAAGATGACCCCGAAAGGGGTTGTCTGTTTAGAATAAGATAAATAAGATTAACAGGAGATATATAAAATGGCAACAGCCTCACAATCATTGTACAACATGACAGTAGCATCTGATAACGCCGGCGGCAATCAGGGCTTATTAATGCCCAAACTACAATTCAGATTTAGAGTTAACTTTTTGAATTTTGGTACAGGCGGTGCAACATTAGAATTGACTAAACAAGTTATTGATTGTTCAAGACCACAAGTACAGTTCCAAGAAATTACATTACCAATTTACAACTCAACAATGTATTTGGCAGGTAAAGCACAATGGCAAACAATGTCTATCAACATTCGTGATGATGCATCTGGTTCCGTATCTAAGTTGGTTGGTCAACAATTACAGAAACAAATGGACTTTGTTGAGCAAGCATCTGCGGCAACTGGTCAAGATTATAAGTTTGAAACAAACATTGAAATCTTAGACGGTGGTAACGGAACAGCGGCACCAGTAGTTCTTGAAACTTGGGAATTATATGGTTGCTTTGTACAAACAGCTAACTATAACACATTAAACTATGGTACTAACGAAGTAGTTACAATTTCATTGACCTTACGTTTCGATAACGCAATTCAATCACCAATTGGATCAGGCGTTGGCGCAACTATTGGTAGAACAGTTGGATCAATTGCTACTGGTATTGGTAGTTCCATCTAATGAATAATTAGAGGAATTAATCCATGTCTGGATTTTTTCAAAATTTACTAAAAGACGCTGCCGGAACATTTTTCGGCAGCGATTACCTTCGTGATTATACTCACGCAAGTAAAACTTTTAGAACCAATGGATATCAGTACGCACCAAAGTTCAAATATCTATTTCATGTTTATTTTGACATAAACACTCAAGCATATAATCAAAACGTAAACACTAACACAAACTTTGGTTTGGCTGTAAAAACAGCTAAACTACCTAGTTTTACTTTTGATACTGCTCAATTAAATCAATATAATCGTAAAAGAATTATTCAAACTAAAATCAAATACGATCCTGTTAACATAACTTTTCATGATGATAATGGTACTGCTACAGGCACTCCTACTGCTGGTGGTGCAATAAGAAGTTTATGGAAAGCATATTATAATTATTATTACGCAGATGGCAACAATGCACAAGTAATCTTTGCTGGTGCAAGAGGTGGAAAAAATCCAAATGTAGGTGGACCAGCAGGTCAAGGCGGTACAGCCGCATCAGCTAATAGTGCAACATACAATAGTAGAAATCAATATCAACCTAGTATAACAGGTAATTCAACTTGGGGATATATAGGTGATACAAATGTACCAAGTGATTCAGGTGGACAAAAGATTCCTTTCTTTAAAAATATTACTGTGTTTGGTTTTAATCAACACAATTTTGTTGCCTACACTCTTATAAATCCTATTATCACTAGTTTTAGCCATGACACATATGACTATTCACAAGCTAGTGGCATAATGGAAAACCAAATGACATTAGAGTATGAGACAGTAGTATACAATGAAGGCTCATTGAGCGGTACTACTCCGAGTGATATTGTTACTGGATTTGGTTTAGATGCAAACTACGATAGAACATTAAGTCCTATTTCAAGACCAGGTAGTCAGCAAACAATTTTAGGTCAAGGTGGTTTAGTAGACGGAGCTAGCGGTGTGTTGAATAATTTAGCCAATGGTAATATTTTAGGTGCAGTACAAGCGGCTGGTACAACATATAACACATTTAAAAATACAAACCTAAAACAACTTGCAAAAAGCGAACTTACAGCAGGTATTATAAATGCAGTACAACAAACACCAAATAGAAATCTAAATGTTTCTACTCCTATATTTGGTGCTACCCCTACTAATGCAGGTACATTTAATGCACCAATAAAAGCGCAAGCATCCCCACAACAATTATCAAGTACTCCATATGCAGGTAAATCAAATACTGGTCCAAACTAATAGATAAATAATGTATGGCTAAGATATTAGATACTCGCAACAATATGGATCAAACAGTTAGAATTTTTGATTCATTCTATTCCTTTAACCTGGTTGTACCGGGTAATCAATATGATATTGTACATAGTTATTTTACAAGTGTCTGTGCTACAAAAACTATTGCTAATAATTTCACCGCAGTAATGTTTAGAATAGCACAAGATACTGGTATTCCTGTACTTGACTTGTTGGATCAAATAAAAGGCAAGTCTAAAATGGAACTCAACCAAGTACTTGCTTATTATCTAAATAGTTTTAAAAGTAAAACTTCATTATATGGTATAGCAATTATACCCAAATCAAATCAACCGGTAGCAC